CATGTGTATTATATTCTTATTATATTAACATGCCGAGATCCAAATTTATTGATTTCGATCCTAATAATAATTTTAAAATGCTAACACCGTATGTTCCATTAAATATAAATGACCATAACTATAATAAAATTGGTATGGTTCAAAGAGGTCCTTTAATAATAGGTACTATCGCTCAAAATATACCAGTAGTTTTCGCACCAAATGCTAGCAATTTACAAGCAGCTATAATAGGTAGAAATTTACCGAAGAAATTTGAGGTTAATTTAGAAATTAAGTCAAAGATGGATGAATTTATGGATGAAGTAGGAAAACCAGGATTAATGGGAATATTGAAATTTTCAAAAGATAATGATGAATTAATCTATGATATGGATGGATATTTAAAATGTTTAACACCAATTAAACGAAATGAAATGATTAGAGCTTTAATTAATATAGATAAGAATATTAACAAATCACAAGTTTTTAAAGCATCATCTAAAGTTCAAAAAGAATGTACAATCTTTTCAGAGGGTGAAACATTACCAGATCCTAGATCAATTACTTTCCAAAAACCAATTTTTAGAGCATTACTTGGACCATTAATAAAAACGTTAGAAAAAGCATGGTACAAACATTTAAATGGTTTTTTTGAATTAGGTAACTATGGTGACTTGGGTGATTTATTAACCAAAATGAATCGTGAAATTGATGGAACGTTTATTAGCGCTGATTTTAGTAAATATGATCGCTGCAGAAGGTCGTGGATGTGGGATTATTTCGATAATATTTATGAATATTTAATAAGTAATGTTAGGTTTTTGGACTTTAGTCACTTATTAGGAGTCGAAAATCTTGAATTTTTCAGACCTGAGGTTTTCAAAAAATGGATGCAAAATAATAAAGATTTAGTCATAAATATGTTTAAAATTGGGATGAGAGTTAAGCTACCAGGCCAAATGGCATCGGGTAATAGTAACACTAATGAGTCAAATACTCTAGTTTGTGTTATGTTGAAAATGTTTTTATATACTCAAGCTAATGTAACCTATTCATTTTACAAGGATACATCATTATTATATGAACCCTTTATTTATGAATTACAAATGATAAACAAAGGTGATGATAATATGGAAAAAGTTGTCGATTCTAAATTACAAGACGTAATATTTCAATATGTTAATATATTTGGATTGAATGGAATCGGTTATAAAATAAAACATTTATGTATTGGTGGTGTAGATTCAATTGATTTTTTATCTTTGCGATTTTTAGAAAGACCAGATAAATCAGTATTTATAGTTAAACCATTACGAAAATTTTTCCAAACATTATCTTGGACAACAACTGAAACAGATCCCAGGAATATAAATAAATTACTACAAATGATGTATTGTGAGGGAATTAGTTTATTAGGTTGTTTTGATACATTACCAATTTTAGGTGATATAGGTTTATTTCTAAAAAAACATGGTACTATAGTTGATGTAGATTCATTTATTGAAAAAGATCCATCATATAGATATAAAATACGTCCATCACAAAAGATTGAAAAAGGTGATGATTTTTTATATAGACAATTTTTACATGTAAATCACAATATAAACAACGAGGTAAT